AGCGGCTCCAAACCAACGAGCTCTTGGAATACGTTGGTCAACGCCGCTATGCATTACGCAGAATTGCGCTATGAAGGCAATGATGCAGAGAAAGCTTTCGCCAAGCTAGGTATATACGGGGGTGATGACGGTTTAACCGCTGATATTAACCCCTCAGGTATGATAGCTCTGGCCAAACGATGGGGCTTCCCTATGACACAAGAAGTTGTGTTGATACAAGACCTGTCGTTCAAAGCACCCGAATTCTTAGCCCGCTTCTGGTTACCAGGAGAGGACGAATACGCGGACAGCATAGCAAATGTACCACGACATTTGAACAAAATCCACACAACACACCGACCACGCGAAACAGCTATAAATGAGATAGCACGCGATAAGGGAATGAGTTATTTCGCAACAGATTCTCGTACCCCGGTCCTAGGCCCACTTTCTTACATTTACTTGAGAGGAGATACGACACATGAAGTAAGAAAGACAAAAGATATGAATTATTTGATATCACAGCTAGAATCAGATCAAATAAAACGGGCAGTGTTAGAAGAGGAGCCATTGTACCCCAACGAACGCGAACCGCGTGACTGGCTTGTATATTTGCCAGAGGAGTATACTGCACTCCACGATAAGTTGTATTTAGACGCCATGTCTTTGTTCAGCCCGGTGCGCTCATTAATCCCCGAAAATTTAGGAGAATATAGGATCCCTGACGACATCATGATAGGATATGTTCCAATCGAGACAAAGCTCCCGGCCATCACTGAAGATGAGGCCTATAACTCGAGGAAGGACACACCTGTCGTGCCCCCCGATGTTGTCAAAGACGTTAAGAAGAAAGAACGCAAGACCTATAAGAAACTAATTGACAAGGCCACGGGATTAATGAAGGATCGGAGGCGGCCAACACGTAAAGAGAAGCAGCCCCGACCCAAGCAACCTAAGGAGAAGCCCAAGTCTCCGCCTGGAAATGTTGGTAAACAGGACCAGAAGCGCTTTAAGCTGGACGTTTATGTCCCTAAAGCGAGCGTGAAGCCTCACCAGAAAGGGCAGCCACCTTCGGGTGGCTCCGACCACCAATAAAATGCCCGGATAGCGTGAGGTCGGTCACGCTACTGTAACCCCCGCCCATTGTTCACCGTTACCATACCCCCGTCCCACCACGATTTTGCCCCTCAGCGTTCTCACCTTATTTTCATATGTCCGAGCCTGTATTAATCGATGCAAAGAAGAAGAAGACCCGTCGAGTCAACTTATTGCCGAGACCCAACCCTACCTTATCTGTTACCAAAGACACAGTTAAGGAAATGCTGCGAGAGCATACTAAAGGAGACAACCAAATGGCTAAACACATTATCGCTCCTGATTTGTATCCCCCACCCAGATTGCCAGATTTGTACACAATGCCCTTCGAATATGCTGTGCAAACCTTGTCTCTGTCTTATCAGTACAAGGCTACACATCTGGCAGCAAACAGCTCAAGTGTTTTTGGATTCTCTCCAGCCATCAATTATGGACTCTTCACCGGTACCTATACCGGAAGCAACGTCACAGGAGGCACATGGGCAGTGCAGAAGCACCAGTCTGCATTACTCGCTTCCTACAGCCATCTCAAGATCCTTGGCTACAAAATCGTTGCCAATGTCGTATCACCAGAAATTGATCAGGGTGGTGTCCACGGCTTTTTCAACGTACGTCCAGGCCAATCAGCCAGTGACGTCTATAACGCTAAACAAGCATCTGTCGCATGCAGTGATTCAGACCCTCGATCACAGTTCATGCCCGTGCAACGAGATGCCGGCGCTATATGGATTGGAAACACCCCTACCTGCTACCAATGGAATCCTCTTCCTGCAGCGTCAGCAAAGGGCTTTACTTCTCAGCCATTCATATTTGAAGAGCTCACCAGCGCTTGGCGATACATTCCCTGGACTTCTTATGTTATTTCTTCAGGAAATGACCAAGATATCGAATTCACCGTTCACTACTTTGTTGAGGCAGTACAAGTCCCTGGCTCTATTCCACCTGCTTTGGACGCCTACAACACCGAATTCTCCCAGTATCAACAAGCAATGCTGAGCTATAAAGCGGATTCTTTAAGCAACACGCCATTGCCCATTCCGCCCGTAAACCCACTAGCAGAAGCAGTAAAATTATCCCAGAACTCACGGCTCCGTCCTAAGCGTAGCAAAGACATGCGCTGGTACGACAAAGTTGCCATGGCCTTGACTGGGACTGATCTAGCTGGCTTCGCCAACCAAATAGGAAAAACGGCTCTAAAGGTCCTACCAGAGATAATCGCTATGCTCTGAAGAAGTAAAACATACCTAACATCGATAAACCACAAAACCACAAAATCCCAAAAACAATACAAAAGATTAAGTGAACTGCTGGCCCCATGGAGATTGGGACCTCTTGATCCAGCACTAACACCAAAAACATCCAACAGAAC